GGCTGCTGATGCTACAAAACCTGTTAGTGCTAGAATACTAGCTAATGCGATTTTCTTCATGTGTGTTTCCTTTAAAAATTAGAATGAATTTATATTTAGTGAGTGTGAATAGTGTAAAAACATTTGTTATATTATTCCTGATCTGGAGATAAGCCATTACTACGTTTATCCCGTACTTTCTCTACATCTTGAAATAAACGTTTCTCTTGGGGAGTTAGTGAATCTTTGTGAGTTTTTCTAGGATTACCACATATATAACATTCTGGATTACCACAGTCCATAGCATGATGTTTAGCGAACTTGTGTGGTTCGTCAACTTTCATACCAGCGGCTTTGGCAATCTTAGTTTGTTTTTTAATGGCGTTCTCATCCTTGAGTAAACGCTTAGAATGGTTGAATTTATCTTGTTCAGTACTCATGCGTCAATTATACATAGGTTTATAGTTAAGTCAAAAGAAAAGGGCAACTAGTGCCCTTTCTGATTTTCTGTTACGAGGTATGTCTTACCCTAAGCAGTGTTTAGGCTGCTAATGCGAACTGTGAGTCGTTTGCGTTTACTTTTTTTGCTTGATTAACGGTCATCGCCTACCGTGCTGTCCACTCTGTTACTCTTTGCCCTGTCGAAACCATGCTCACCCCCGACAAGAATATACTAACCTAATATACTCTTGGTGGAAGTGCCGGGGCTCGAACCCGGGTCCAAGACAACTTTCTCTTCGCCTCTTCCCTTGCGGGGTTTACAGCAATATTCTTATTTAATCAATCTACGCTTTTGTAAATCTAATTCTGCTATTTTAGCATCGTCTGGCTTTAGATAGTAATTCTTCTCACCATCGTTATACCAGTGTCTACCAAACGCATTGTTGTTTTTATTCTTGCGTAGTTGAGTCCATTCAGTTGTTGTTATCCAACCTTCTGGAATTTGTTCTTTATTATACTTCTTGCGTGAGGATAAGTCAATAGCGTCTTTACCCACACACCAAACTTTTCCAAACTGAGAATTGTTTTCTTTCTGTTGGTGCTGTCTTTCAGCAAAAGTTTTCCTACGCTTTTCCATTGCTGAGTTAGTCTTTGCCAAATCACACACCTTCTTTTGATGTTCTTTGTTTACAGAAAAATTGTGTTCGGTGCGAATACCTGTGAATGGATTTGGGTGTAGTTGATGACGCAACTTACCACCTTCACTTTGTAGTCGTTTAACTAATTCTTCTTTCGGACTTAACTTTGCTAAACCCTGCCACGCAAGATAATCCTGCCAACGACCATATTCTTCGTATAACTTGCGATGTGCTTCTGCGTGGTCATCAACAGACAATTCTACAAGATTACTTGGATCGTCAGTTCCGCCTGCGTGTTTAGGAATAATATGATGTTTGTGGCTCATACAAGTATTTATACCTATCGAACCAAAGTCCAGAAATATATTAAACGCTTTGGTAAGTTGCACCATAACCAACATAAGCAGGACCAGTGTAACCTTGGGGGAAAGCCTTCAAATGCTGAATAGTTCTATGCCAACCTTCAATTAAATCATACCCATTGGCTAACTTAGCAACAATGATAGGCTCAGTTCTTACACCTTGTTGCTGAATCATTTTTAATTGCTGTGCGTGTCTTTCCGCATCTCTAGGAACTTGGAATGGATTACTAGATCCGCCCTCGCGGCTTTGGATCATTCGTTGAGTTTTGGGTGTGAATATGTCCAAGGTGATAGGTAATTTTTCTAATTTCCAAACAACTTTACCAAAGTCTTGTTTGTTTCTTTTTAGAAAATCTTCTAACTCTGCTTGGTCCCGTATACCTTTTGCTTGCTGGTATAGAAAATCTTTTAATACATAATCGGGCCAAGTTGGGAATTGTTGTTTAATCCAAGTAAACAACGAGCCTCTTGATTCTGTGACAATTTCCGTAATACGCATCTAGTATTTATACACGGTAGTTCTACCCTTGCGTCCAGAACACTTTTCTCTTTGCTTCATACAGCAATAACTTACATTATATATTTATTCTTTAGGATTGTCAAGCAATTATGCTACCCGATTGAATACATCTTCGCCCATATCAGTAATACGGTCAGCTGGAATAGGCATTTTAGATACATACCAGCCACTGTCTTTTTCTAATGGGATTCCTGTTATATCTACTTTCAGTAAAGTCAGTGGCTCCCGGGTGCGTTCAGTTTTAGCCATCATCCAACCCGCAACTGTTCTTAAATCATTACTAAGTTTTTCTTTATTGCCAGTGTCTACTACCAGATAGGCATTGCCCTCATATGGATCTAATCCACCGTATGTGATATTGTCTGCATTTTCAACAGTGGTAACGTGATAGGCAGTAGTAAAGTTATGATGTGATTCAGTAAGTTCTTGTATACGCATCAGACATTTATTCTTTAGGATTGTCAACTGCTTTGGAGATGATATCATATACTTGAGTATATGCATCTGTTATTTTGTCTAACTGCTGTTCAGTAACCAAATCATTTTCTTCCAAATTAACTAAGTCTTTGGCTAAGTTTTCTTGTAGGGTTTTTAGTTGGTTTGTCATACGATAGTTAATCGTTCTGTATGCCATGATATTGTGTCAGCAGTCAATGTTTTTGGTAACATTGAAGGGTCCAGTATATTCCCCGACTTATCTGAATCTCTCAATGCATGTATGCAATATGCTACTGTGTTATCTTCCAATGCAGTGAGTTGGTGTTTCTTATCTTTGTTTATATAAATCATGTTGGGCGCTTTAAATACAGTAGCTATCCCATCTACTACAACTTCAAGTTTACCACTTGCTAGTAAAGTAACATGATCATATGTATGTATGTGACCTTGTTCTTGGTCACCGGCGTTCATAAAATGCATCATACGAGTCCATATGTTGCTTACTAAACTTATTGTAATTTCCGGTGATTTCATAATTTACTTAATAAAAACTTTGAGTAGGCCAATTATAATACCAAACATAGGTATTAATAATAGACTCATTCCAAATAATATGACTAAGCCAACAAGATACTTCATGTATCAATCTCCATCATGATTTTGTTTTTTCCAGTCCATTATCCAATATATTGCTACACTGACAATGGCTGTAATAAAAATCCAAACACAGATGTTAATCATAGTAATACTATTTATTATAGTATTGTTTTATCCAGTCCCAATCATAACTTAATTTTAACTTTTCTAAATCCCCATCTACGGAATTGTAGTAATCTACTGCATCTTTAGCACCCTGTAGACTGTACTGAGCAAATTCGCCCTGACCTACTGTCAACCAAGTATTAAGTCTATTTTTGCTAACTGTATCCTTAGCATATGCTAATTTGATACATTCACGGAAACTAGTTCTCCATGTATCCCATTCACTACTGTTATACAGTGCTACTCCGCTATTGATATCAATGACTTCTGTACGACTATCCATAGTAAAATCAAGACCTCTTACCACAGTGTTAAGAGTTAATTTCTTATTATTAGCAATAATAGCTTGGTGTCCATATTCCAAGTTGTTTACTGGGTTAGTAGCTGTAAAGATGTAATGTCTACGTGATTTATATACATTGGGTTGCCAACCAAAATCAAACTTCTCACTTACTCGTAACTTAGCATTAACTAAGAAATACCATGGGGTAGTACTTGCATTAGCTGCCGCATGTTGACTAGCAACTCGACCATTGATTTTGTCTATACGTATAACTTTGTTTGGCAAATCTTTTGTGATAGAAAGTAAATGCTCATAGTTCTTATCAGCACATGCCTCACCGTTACTAAAGAAAATAATATCTAGTGGTTCACCCACATATCTAGAATGAAAAGTATGATGCTCATAATCCATTAACTTATCAAACATTAATGTTTTTGCATTTCTAGGTACGATTGCATCGTCCCCCATTAAATGAACCGTTAGTTCCTTTCTCTTAAGAAAACTGTAATCAGTTGGGTGTTTCTTTTTAACAAAATGTATATAAGCGGTTGTATACTTACCATCAAGTAATGCATCAAACATACTATCCTCATATTCTACTTGTTCAATAGATAAGTCGGCTGATACATTAGTGATGAATTTGTTACCTATACTTGCAGAACTCTTATAGGTAAGAGTTGGCATGATTTCGGGTGCATGAAATTTATTACCAAATACATATGTATAATTTTCTTCTGTCTCATCTGGATGCCAGCTAAAGTCAAATGTCGATGCATCAATAGGTTCAATAATACGCCAATTGCGATTGTTGGGTTTCTTAACTACTTTTAGTAAGTCAATATATTTTGTGTCTTTAGCCTGTGGCACGATATAACTTGGTCCACCTGTTTTCTGCCATTGAGTTCCAAACTTGTATATGAAGGGTGGTTCGCCGGGATTTGGACACCAACTGTAATCAAACATACTATCATCAATATCATCAGGTATAACCCAATTATCTAGTTTAGCTTGTAGTGTAGCCTTTACATCATTGATAAATTTCTTTTCTGTCGCCCCAGTAACTTTATAGAGAAGTGTTGGCATAACCTCAGCTGGATACCATTGATTACCAAATATGTATACATAAGGAGGGTCGTTAGGGTCAGGGTGCCAACTATAGTCAAACTCAAAGTTATTAACTAAAGGTCTATAATTTCTATTATCTAATATGGGCTTTCGTATTGCAATTTGATCACTACAATATTTTTTCATTGTAGCACCTTTAGTAATATAAAAAGGTCCGCCTGCTGATTGCCATTGAGTTCCAAACTCATGAATCATCAAAGGTTCAGTATCGTCTGGATGCCAACTGAAATCAAACTTGTCAATTTCTATCTCATCTAGCATTCTCCAATTACGCATATTAGTTAACTTTGTAACTTTTTGAGTATCAACGTACTTTACATCAGTAGCACCTGTAACCATATAATTTGGACCACCGGTCTTTTGCCATTGCGTACCAAATCTATATACTAATGGCGGATCATTAGGATTGGGTACCCAACTATAATCAAACATACTGTCATCTATATCATTAGGGATTGTCCAGTTAGATTTATCCGCTAGTAATGTCGCTTTGTGATTATCTATATATTTCTTTTCTGTAGAATTTGGTATGCGATATATTATAGTTGGCATAGTGATGGCATCATACCATTGATTGCCGAACATGTAGATATAAGGAGGGTCATCTTCATCGGGATGCCAACTATAATCAAAATCTATATTTGCGTGTAATGGTCGCCAATTACGATTGTCAGTATCAGGTAGTTTTTTAACTGTCATATTTGACATATATTTTATACCTAAACTATCTTTACTATCATATATAGGACCGCCCGTACGTTGCCATTGAGTGCCAAATTTATAAGTTAGTGGCGGATCATTAGGATTAGGTACCCAGCTATAATCAAACATGGTATCATCTATATTATCAGGTATTATCCATTTTGAATTGTCTGATAACAATTTTGCTTTGTGATCATGTACATATTTCTTTTCAGTTGCATCTTTAACTCGGTACATTACAGTTGACATTATTTCGGGTTCGTACCACTGATTGCCAAATATATAGATGTAGGGAGGATCGTCTTCATCTGGGTGCCAACTATAATCAAACTCTATATTTGATTGCAATGGTCTCCATTGTTTACTATTAGAATTATCAACAATAGCATGTTGAATATCAATATGCTTTACATGTTCAGCATTATCTGTAATGTATTTAGGGCCACCATTCTTTTGCCACTGTGTACCAAACTGCCAAACAAATGCAGGCTCATAAGGATGAGGCACCCAACTATAATCAAACTCTATAATATTATCAGGTATTTGCCATTTACTAATATCCGGTAACAACATTGCAGTAACATCATACATGAACTTTTTCTCGGTTGCTCCGGGTACACGGTATTGATATGTAGGCATAATATCTACATCATACCATTGGTTACCAAATACATAGATATAGGGAGGGTCATTATCAGGAGGATGCCAACTAAAATCTATTGTACTATTAGCCAGTAAAGGTCTCCATGCTCTATTATTAATATCAGGTTTTCTTATTGCATGTTGAAAATCTTGATACTTTACTCCTTCATGTTCTGGAATAATAAATCTAGGTCCACCGGTGGATTGATGCTGTGTTCCAAATTGATGTATATACGGGCGGTCACATGGATCGGGTTTCCAATCAAAATTAAATTCTGTTGTATCTAAGTTTTCAGGTACTTCCCAGTATCCTTCGTTCCATAAATTTAATCTTCTATCTATTTCTGTTTTTGTAATCATTAGCTTAATACTTTTATTCCGTAAAGTGTTTCAAATCTATCTGCGTCATTTCTATCATTAACCATTGGTTCACCTCTGATATTAAGACTTGTGTTTAATAACATAGGACATTCAGTTAGTACGTACCATTTCTCTAGTAACTCTCTGATTCCGCTGCCATCTTTTGGTACAGTTTGTACTCTGCTAGTCCCGTCAGCGTGACATATAGCAGGGTAGAGATTAGGAAATCTACAAATAGCGACTGACTGCATATAATTGTGAGTATGCCAATTATGGGGCATGTAAAAATACTTATCAGCCATTTCTTCCAAAATAACAGGAGCAAAAGGTCTGAACTGTTGTCTGCGTTTAATTTGATTTACTTTATCTTTTATATCTTTACCTCTAGGATCTGCCAACAAACTTCTATTGCCTAACGCCCTCGGCCCGAATTCCGCTCGACCATTAGCCACACCAACCATACGATCAGACAAAAGTTTATCCAGTAGCCCGTTGACGGGATACGGGCCACTAATATTACGACCAATAAAACAATTGTTAAAGTTAATCTTACGACCATATCCGAGAGCACTAGCGCCGAGACTAGAACCAGCGTCACCAGGATTAGGCATAATCCAAACATTATCAAAATACTCTCCCAAAAATCTATTAGCCAGGCAGTTAAGAGCAACGCCGCCACCATACACTAAGTTTCTGCTTTTACTGTGAAATCTTGCTTTACGCATTACAGTACGAATCAAGTTTTCAACCATTACTTGACTAGCACTGGCAATGTCCATATCATTTGCGCCTTCTAGAAAATCGTCAGGTACTCCTATATGTAAATTATGCTTGAATCTTAATTCATTGCTATCGTCAATTAATTCGTCATGCATTTGTTTGTACAAGGTAGATTCACCGTATGCAGCCATGCCCATTAATATGTATTCTTCATCCAATGGTCTTAATCCAACTCGCTTTGTCATTGCTGAGTAAAATAATCCAATACTATCTGGATATTTTAATGTGTACAATTTTGTATATTTTGCTACCCCTATCTTATCATATCGGGCATCCCAAATAGTAATAGTATCAAATTCACCTATAGCATCGATTACAACTACTGTAGCATCATTGAATGGACTAGTTTGAAACCCTGCGGCTGCATGACTTAAATGATGGTTATGTGTATGAATCTTGCCACCACGCCCGTCTTGTAGTTTATGTACTAAATTAGGGCCAATAATTTCTTTTGCAGACAGATTAGTTAACTTAGAACCTTCACCGGTTCGTAACTGCCGTAAAAATTTCATCCACGGTCGTTCGTAGTAGTGAATCTCATTGTATGAGTATTTTGTATGAGATAATGCATCAGTTACTAAATCCCAGCACAGGTCTTTAGTATGTTTTTGTTTACTATACCTTTCGCTATGACCAGCAAATAGTATATCACCGTGAACATCTACTATGCTTAATGCGGCATCATGGAATCCGCAACTAATTCCGATGTAGTTCATGTTATTTGTAAATGAAGGGGTCTCGTTTTTTAAGTTCTTTAAGTCGTTTGCGAAATTTATATTCTCTATAAATCTTCCCAAACATTTTATACAAAATAAATTGTCTGATAGAATGCCATATTCTAGTAATGAATTTCATAACTGCTTTCATATAATCCTTCATAATAAATGTCAAGTATATTGAAAAGTTCAGTTCTTAGATTATCCATAAAAGGATCATCGTTCTTCAACATTGTGTCCATTAAGTTTAAAGCGTGAACACTATTAAAACAATAATGCCCGCTAGCAACCACTTTGGTATAGTCATCAGTCACCTCATTAGTAACCCATCTTTCCCAATATCCTGACTCTAATACATATTTAGAAAAGTTCTCACACTCTGTACTATATTTTTTCCCCAATGATAGCATAACACTTGTTTGAATTGCTCCCAATTGCGGGGCAATATTTAATGCATCCACACCCGCTTGACTGCGTAAAATCAATTCATTAGATGATAGATAATCTGCATTATGTTCTTTGAACAACAAATCGTATGAATGGGTATGAGATACCGCAGTTGATACTAATTCGTTGTTAAACAAACCTACTTGTTTGTGCTTTGTCAAACTTCCAGTCTGTGATACAAAGAATTTTACATTGTGTTTATATTGTGATAAAAAGGTTAGTTGCTCATGTATTCTGGATACGCTATCTTCTATATTCTCACCTACATTATCTTCGCTACCAAACTCTAACATGATATCAGGATTTAGGTATAAGGCATATTCTATAAGAATCTTAGCATAATCGTATTGTTTATCTTTATCTATTCTGCTAACATCGATATGAATTAAATCAAACCCATTACTAATATCATGTTTTATCGTTTCTTTACATTCTTGAATTGCTGTTTCAAGTGACTTACCTTTATCCTTGTCACTAAAATATGGGCCGCAATGGTCTCTACAAATTAGAACCCTATTCTTATCATATCCACTATGACACCGTATTTGATTTACCAATTCTGATGTAGTGTATACATAACCTGAGTTGTAATCGACTTGGTTTCTGCTAGCAATAATCATCAATGGATAATCATTATGCTTAGAGTACTCCAAACATAAATCAACGATTAGACCACTCATCGGGCCTACTCCCAACTTAAATTGATTCAAGACCATTAATAACTCTTTCAATATACAAACATGCATCTAATACTGCACCAGACCCGGCCGGGCTATTGGTAATATGTTTGGCTGCTTGTTTAGCTTCTATCCTAGCACTGCATGGTGCAATGCCTAATTTTACTCTACTTAATATAGGTGCATCATTGTACCCATCTGCAATAAAAGCAGTTGTTTCAAAATCACAGTTTTGCTCAAACCAATTCATTCTATCTTCTTCTGATACTAGAATAAGCTGAGACGGATCATACTTCCAATCACCTACAATACGAGCATAGGTTATAGCCCAACCTGTAACATCAGCGGTGATGAAGGTTATATCTTGTATATACTTCTTAATTATTTTGAATCCATCTTTATCATGTGGACCAAAGACTTTGAACATTTTTCCCGCACTACTGTATAGAATATGCCCGGTGTTTAATACACCATCAACATCCAATACTAATTTTGTTATAATCATTCTCGTCAACTTTCATTCCGGTATAAATTTCAAACTGTCTCATAAACTGATACTTATAAAAATCTTTACCAGATATATATTTTATATCATTTTCTTTGGCTTGATATGATAGCAATCCAGGATTCACCGCTAAGTCAATAATCAATTTAGTATTGCTATCAACTTCATCATATGGGCTATTACTATCTATCGTACCATACGGGGTACAATTTATTATAACATCTGTTGGTTGATTACGCAACTCCCAATTACCCAAACTAGGACTGTAAATATCTACCTTATTAGTGTCTGATAGATAGCGATAGAACATGTTTCCCATACAACCATTACCTAATATTGATATAGTATGTTCAGGTTTGATGTGTGAAGATGCCCATATAACACCTTGCAAATCGCTATTATACCCGTATAGTTTATTATCACGAACTACTACAGTGTTGCAACTATCGTAATTGGTAACTGACTTGTCTGCTTCGGTTAAGAAGTTGATTACTTGTTTTTTATAGGGCATACTGACGCTTATGCCCGATACACCATTATCTAATGACATTTTTATACTCTCACTCAGGTCATCAGTACCTAAGGGAGTATATGAAGCATCTATGTTATAATGGCTAAAGAATGATGTGTAATAATACTTTCCTGTTTTGCCAGGATATTTACTTAGACTTATATATTTTTTCATGTTCTGCGAATAGTTTAATAC